AGTTGGATTCCAAACAAGCAAAGATAAACCAGATTCAGACTCTTTATAAACTTCAGATATTTTGTTCTGGATTGTAGGATCCAAGTTATTTAAATTGAAATTTTCATCATTTCTATAAGTAATAAATTGATATTTCTTTGAAACATAACTAGTTTGATCTGCTATATATGTATTTATATCTATGTTATATGAATAAAATCCAAAGGGTTGACTTATAATATAGTATGTTTTTCCATCAATTAAATAATTGAAATTTGATATTTGAGCGGGCTGCCAAGAAAGAATAGAAGAACCAAGATTAGATTCTGTTTTTATGTAAAGTATTTTGTTTTTAATCTCCTCTGGTAAAGAATTTAGATCGAAAATCTCCCCAGAATAAGAAAAAAATTGATTTATTTTTGTTACAATCAACATACACTCTCCAGCTAGGCGATGGTCACATTCCCAGAAGAAAATGTACCCGTATATTTTTTACCATCATAAATTAAATCAAATGTATCTCCAACATAACCAGAAGGTATATTGGCTACTGCGATCTGAGAAGATTCCAAATAGATATGCATCACAGAAGGAATGCCTAAAGCTTCAATATAATTAAATATTAAAACGCATGGTTTTGTTAAACTTGTAATATTCATACCAGCCAACTCGCCAAAATAATAATTATTTAAAGAATCATATTTTGTTAATAAATTTTTATTATAGTGAGATGTTGAGCTACTTATATTAAAATTACCATCTATAAGCGATCCACTATAGGTTACCCCATCTACTATTAAAACAAACGGTTTGTTCAAGTAGCCACCACCTAAATAATCAATGCTAGCTACTGTACTGCCGTCAAATATTAAATTCATGGTGGCACCACTGCCAGTTGTCGATTCATTATATGCAATTCCAAGCACCATTCTATCACATACAACGGTAGCCCCGGTTTCGCGAGAATCTAAACAACCCCAAATAAAATGTCCTGGTATCTGGCACTTTTCATCTGTTGGGGGAAAGTTTGCATCACAATTACCATATAAATAAGAAAGCTGGATTGCCTGAGTTATTGTTGGAGTGGGTCCAGGAGTTTCCGTGGGTGTAGCTGTTGGTGTTGCTGTAGCGGTTGGTGTAGCTGTTGGTCCAAGTGTCTTTGTTGGTGTAGCGGTTGGTCCAAGTGTCTTTGTTGGTGTTGCTGTTGGTCCAAGTGTCTTTGTTGGTGTAGCTGTTGGTCCAAGTGTCTTTGTTGGTGTTGCTGTTGGAGGATAAGTAAATCCTGGTGGAGTTGCTGTTACAGTAGGAGTAGGTGTGGCCGTCGGTGTTGCCGTGCCGGTTGGCGTAGCTGTTGGAGGATAAGTAAATCCTGGTGGAGTTGCTGTTACAGTAGGAGTGGGTGTTATCACCAACGTCCCAGTAACTACTTCAAAGTCCACAACTATTTTATCCGTAGTGTTTATTGAAGAAGATAAAGTGAAACTTCCTGAACTTGCATTTTCTGTGAAGCTAACTTTTTTCCAAGACGAGATAGTTATCAAACTATTATTGTCTGATACCACAGGATAATAAGAAGCATTCTCCGATGCGCCAAGTATTCTTGATCCATTAATATACACTCGTAATGATCCTGGCTTAAATATATATTCAACATAGTACTTATTAGAATCAGATAACATCGGTGCTACTTGGTAGAAATGTTGATGATAATCAGTAGGTATCGCCAGATTCGCTCTTACTACGTTGTCATTCAGATCCCAGGTAACACCATTGGAATTTTTAAATACTAAATTTCCATTATCGACAACACCCAAGCTAACATCATATTTATTTTTAAATTCCACAGTTAAGGCAGATGCTATTTTTAATCTTTCTTCATCTGTCATTCTCACAAATCCACCACCATCTATATGGTCAGATATATGATGCATAGACAGGTCTACTGCATTCTTCTTCAGAGTCCCATCTTCGTTTAAAGAAACAGCCAGCCTGGCAAGAAGATCTCCGATATCCACACCTTGTGTTTGTAATATGGATATAAGATTGTTTACTTGTTGAGATATTATCTCGTCTCTTTTTGCCAGAGACCTTAGGGGTTTATTGTCGTATTCCCAATGATACGGATCCCCAGGCTGATAAAAAGGAGTGTTTTGGTTACTTAAATTTAAATGCTTAAAAGATTTCTCGTCGTTATTCTGCATAGAGATATATATCGTCTACATATAAAAAATGGAGCCAGAAAACTATAGAAAATTAATTCGCCAATTCCATGTTATCTGCATATTTTCAGTCTTGGTCAGGTCTGGAAATGTCACCATACTGTATAAATCTCCGCTATTCATTTCTAAAGCCATTTCACTTAAAACCCTTCCGTTTATCTCTGAGTATTTTATAACGGATGTAAAAACAACCTGTGATGATATTGAAGGATCTATATTGGCTATTATAGGCTTGGATATTACTTTATTTCCAAACAATGCGTTTCTACCTCCATCTACTATCTTTGGAGAAGAGTTCAATGTCCCTCCATCTCCAAATATCATTTTAGAAACATAAAAGGAGTAAATATCACCTACTTCGTTAGCCAAACTCATGGCTAATGCTTCTTTTCCTTTATTCAAAATTGTGTTTTTCATTGTATAAAAAACTTTATTTTTATTTAAATCTTCTATGCAAACGTCAACAAAACCTTGAATTTTCTGACTTTCTTCTTTCATATTTCTCCCTTTTCTCTGAATCCTTCTAAAGTTGTTATTTCGAAGCTAATGCTTTCTTTTTGGGACATATAGTGATTGACACCAGAATTATCTGTTGGGCTGACGATTTCTTTTCCACTTCTGTCTACTGAAAACTGTGCTTGCGGCAAACTCAAATAATCTTCATCAACAACGGCGTTAGTTTTCATGTACTTATAAATCTCCACTTCCATCTCAACGCCTTCTGTTCCAAAATTTTCAAAAAGACCAGCCAACCAGATTGTTTTGCCATCTATCTCTGAAATAAAATAGTAATTATCCCCAGAATTCAAATTTATATATGGATCATCATAAACTTCTTTTACTAAAATCGAAAAATCTTCTTTAAAATTGTCAGAGATAGTCTTCACAGAAGAATCACTATTTTTACCATTAACTATACTTAAAGTTTGCTCAAGATTAGTAGGGCAATCTGCTTTCAGACCTACATAGGCAAAATATCCTTCAGAAGAAGGCAGCAATATCTGCCTATACTCTAGATTGGTTGAACCCAAGTTGCTTCCATTGTAAGTATCTATGTATAAAATATCCTCATCCTCAGAATAACCCACTATTTTACACAAATAGTCATCGCCCCCAACAGTAAAGAATACATAGTTATTATTTCTATTTAAAATAGACATACCTTCTGTATTATTAAATTTGATTTTTGATCTATTTGAATGTCGAATATTACAAGTGCTGGTTGCGTTTTCATTATTAATTTCTACAGCATCTAAGTTTTTGTCTAAAATAGAGTATGTTTTGTTTAATAAGTTTCCCGTTATCAAATTATTATTGTTGCTTAACAATAATTTATTGTTTGGTAAAATTTCTATTATGTCAAAATTATAGTAAGACCCACCTATATTGATTCTCACATAGCACCCAGCAGTTGGTAACGGCGTAGGCGTCGGTGTGTGCGATCTTGAGACGGTTGCTATGTTTAAATCTTTGAAAGAAACACTGTTGTCTGAAAGTTCTACAATATCATCTTTTGTTACAAATTCTGTGTCGTAACTAAAGAGTTTATTATATAATTTAAAATTAAAAGGTGCCACGTTAAGTGGTTCCATCGCATCCGTGACAACAACGAAATTCCCAGATCGTGATACACGATACCCACCAGAATTTAATCCCGATGTGACTTCTATATGACAATTTTCCGATATTGGTATGTCGGCAAGATTTAAATCACCACTAAATAAAACTACTTTTTCATTGTAAAAATTTAGTCTACCAGAGAACACTAGTTCTTTAGATGCCATGTCACTTCTTATTTTCAGCTGGTTCATTAATTTATTTCTATAAAACCATTGTTGTGTGGCGCCAGCTATAACCGACTCTTGGCTTGTGTTTTCAATCAATACATCGTAGTCTTCAATTGGCGGCGTAACAAATTCGTTTTGCCCACCATATAGGTTTATAGTTTTTAATATTGAGTGAAAAGGAGTATTTTCTGCAATTATACTTTTAACTTCTGATATTCTATCATTCGATAAACTTTCTACTTCTAAGTCTATATCAAATTTTCCACTCCTGCAGTATGAGCAAGAATCTAAAAAGTCTTTATCTATGTCGCATGGATCTAAACTGTCTCTCATACTGCCATTATATTCATCCATGTTATAAACATTTTCACTGTATGGAAACTCTGTTCTTATTTTGCCAAAAACTATGTTTTTAACAAAAGGATGCCTTTTAGTTAGTATTGAACTAACCATTGGATCACGCTCGGATATAAGTCTAGTATTCCAGTTTTTCAAAGGGATGGTTAAAACACTCTGTCCATCAACAATAGTTTTTTCTTCCCTTTCATCTATGAGTTGAAGATTTTTTATATAAGTATCAACAGATTCCTCTGATAAGGAGGGAATTTTAAAATAATATAAGAACCTTATAATATCTCCCGGAACTAATCCCACACTACTAGAAACTTGAGCAAAATATTCGCCATATTCATTTTCTATAATCTCGATATTGTGTGTGTCACCATTGGATATATCGACACTTATTGTTTCTGTGCTATTATTTTTTGTTAAATATATTTCAAAGTAATCAGTAGTTAAAGAAGCTGGTTTTTTAGACAGTTTAAAAGTATTTGTTTCCAAAACAAAAAATGACTCTTGTGTGAAAAAAGGAGATGTTATTTGCCAAAAATTTTCCAAACTTATGAGCCGCATCCCAGCCTGTGAAAAACTATCCTTTAAAGATCCAATTGTTCCTTTCTTTTTATAAAGGGGAACTGCTTCTTTTATTTGTCTTCTCCATAATGTTGGATCTTGACTCTTTAATTTAACGTCGAGTGTATTGCTTAGGTAAGTTATCATATACTCACCCACAGCGTTAGAATCTAGAAGATCTACAATTTGATTTCCGATATCTTCTAAAACAGTAAATCCTTCAGCAACAGAGCTGTTGAATTTTTGAATAACATCTGGTGATCGATCTGTGTCGGTAAGCATGATTTTGTACATTTCCGGCAAGTATCTGTCCAGAAGTGTTTCATATTTACCAGGAGTGGTGTGATGCGTAGGTGATGTCGTAGACAAAGCATTCGAAGATCTGAGATTAAATTTAATATTATCTGAAAATACACTGCTTGATACTTTTGGCATCCAGCTCCAACATATAAAATAATCTCCCTCTCTCATCCCTGTGGGATCCCATGTGTATTCAAAATGCCCAATAGAATCAGTCTTTTTTATCAAGCTATTCGCCAGATCCCCAGAGAACCATGCTGGGAATTCCGCAGTACCCACAGTTTTAACAGATATAACACCTTTGTAATAAAAGGTATCCGAATACACAGGATCGTTTGTAGATGTTTCACTAAACTTCAGAGAAGCCCCAGCTAAAGTTTTAGAGGCAGGATAAGAAAGTATTATTGATGTTTCATTTAAAACATACGAAATAGTAGTCCCTATCTTTATCCCATCTCCTTCAACCAACATTCCAACTTTTAAATTTGTATTATATGTGAGATTGCTTATTTTCCTTGAATCAGAGTTTAAATCTCCTGTTATAACTAACGAAGGATTTTGTTTTATTTCAAAATTATATTCTTTTTGTTCTGTGTCTCCAAAATCTCTTTCAACAAAGTATATCTTTACATTTTCAACTTTATATGGATCTATTAAATTATTATTTTCATCTGTTATTTTTAAATTAAACAGAATGTTATCCGCAACAGATGGATTTTGATCTATTGTTAAAGTTTTCATTGAATTTGTTCGTACTGGAAGTTTAAGGTAATAATTCCCGGTCTAATTATTTCATTGAATTTAGGAGCAATAATTGAAACACCACCTGCTTCCATATCATTTTCATTTGTAAAAGAAACCTCATAATGATCTGGCTCCTTTATATCAGCTAATTTTTTAATAACATCTACGTCTCTTATTGTTTTTCCATAATCCCAATTACTTAACAAAAATAGATCCAATAATCTTCTTGTAATTTTTTCTCTCATTTCATCTTCAAACTTTCTGTAGAGCCTATCTATAAAAATATCCACAGAAACATCAACCAACACTACTACGCCATCTCTTATGCAAACAAAATCCGTTATCATTTTATTTGCTTCTATATAAGTTTTAAGTTCGTCTTTAAGTTGATCGCTTGCTTTTTCTAAAGTTTGTTCATCTTGCTTTGCCAGAATATAAAGATCTACTATATTTGCTGAGCAACCATAATTTCTTAAAGAAGCAACAGATTTTCCAATTTGTCCTTGATAAGGACTTACGAATTGTTCAGATAATGTTTTATAATCCAGTCCTGTAACAGCTCTATTCTGAGTCCTAAGATATTGAGGAAGCTTTCTTCTTATATCATCTATTGTGTCGCCATTATACCCAAACTGCCCTTTGGTATAATTATTAAAAGTAACTGGAACGCTAATCTCATAATTAGGAGGGTTAATTATAGTTTGGGTACTAACA